TTGGGCAGAATGACCGTAGAGAGCATCGGCAGAAACATAATCGCTTGCTTCTAGCCTTCCTTGAATATGCGTGTGAGACGCAATTCTAACGGGGTAAATGGCGCCATCGCTAAGATACAGTAAACTTTTATTTTTGAGTCTTAACGACAAATAAGGGTTGTTATAACCGCCTAAGGCAATAACCCCCCCGGTAGTAGCGGTATTGGATCCCGATATATAAAGCGGGCTAGGCAATTCCGGTTCGTCTGCGTCGGCGCTTCTGCCTATAAAGGTTACATCTTCGCCAAGTGTTACCTGATTGTATTCAAACTTGTATGAATCTTGTCCGGTTCTCATAACTATCGTGCTGTAGGCAGGGCTATAAAATCCCGAATAACTGGAAGGTGAATTTGGGTGTGCCGGACTTTCAAAAGCTATCGGCAAGGTGTCTGACAATTGAGTTGAAGAAGCAACAATAGTATGTGCTGTTTCTGCATACGTAGCAAAATCAGAATTATTTGAACTAACGGAAGAACCAGCTTCGGTGGCATAGTCAGCTGTTAAAGCATTTAAAGCTGTTGTTGCGGTAGATACTGTTCCTGTTATGTTTCCCAATACAGTTAGGTCCCCGTTGATAGTTCCACCTGCCTTATCCAATTTAGCGCCCACGGCATTATTTAATACATAGCCCTGATAAGCTGATAGAGCGAGGCCCTGTGCGTGTAAGCCGTGATTTAAATCGTTTATAGTCCTAACGTGGCCGTATTCACTTGTAGTCCCTAGTCCATATGTCGTTTCAATAGTCGAGTGGTCTGTAGGTGCTGCATCTGTAATGCCATACCCGCTTAAAGTTGTAGGCCTATTTGTAAGGCTTGCGAAATCCTTTTCCCCTAATTCTGAAAGCGTGAAACTAGCATTATTTGGAATAGCCAATAATTCTGTTGCATTCGCCAATCTTTCCCAGCCATATATTTTATTGAGATATAAATCATCATTGTAAAATACAATTCCACCTTGCAGACTTGTAGGTAATGCTGCTGAAATTGTCATATTTATAATATCAGAGTTAAGATTGTTTGCCGTTAATTCATTCCAAGCCCAAGTTACGCTCTCATCTAAGTTAAGGTCTGTCGGAAGAATTGTGCTATCTATTATTTCATCTGTGCTAACAGAATTGCTAGCGATCGTTCTACCATTTACAGCGTCAGTTGCAATGTCTTCATTTTTAACATTGTAATCTGCTATATGATGAGATAATACATTCCCTGTTTTTATATTATCTGCTTCTACTGCTTCATAGCCTAACTTACTATGAGTAACTGCTTCATTGTTAATATGGTTATCAAATATGGAATTATCTGCTAAATCCATATGAGTAATAGAAAAATTCTGTATTGTTCTTGAATCTACTGAGCCAGTAGCAATGTCGTTATTTTCTATTGTGTAATCTCTTATTGCATATCCGGTAACCGAACTTTCTTGCAGGTTATAATCTGCAACAGAAGAGTAACCCAGATATGGATTAGTTATTGTTTGAGTTGCTAGTTTTGCGCCAACAATGCTGTTATCTGCAATATTGTTTAATGGATACTGAATTTGTTGCTGTGTGTCATAATCTAACTTATAAAATGTTACATTAGCGTCTTGAATCGCTCTTGTTGAAACTGAATCTGTTGCCAATTTAGGCTCTATTACAGAATAATCTATTAAGGTGTTTGTTCCAACAGAATTCACACCCATGTTAAATTCTTGAATTGTATAGGTAGCTATTTTATTTGAGGTTACAGCACCGTCATATAGCTTTTCTGTAGTAACTGAACCAGACGCTATTTTGTGCCTAGTAACAGCATCAATAGCGATATGTTCATCTTTTATTGCTTGAGTAGTTTCACTTAATCCCTGAAATGTAAAACTAGCATTGTTAGGAATTAGATTTTCTACTCTCTCAAGCTCGTTCGTAATTGTCGCTATTTCTAGATCTATTCTTACTACTTCCCCGGTAAAAGAAGCCAAGGCATTATCTAGCACGCTAGTGCTGATTGCATCTGTTATTCCATAACCTTCTATTGTCGTCGGAGTGTTTTTAATTTGGCGCCAATCAACTCTTGTCTGCGAAAAAACATCCGACAGCACTAAACATAAAAAAAATAAGATTATAGATAAAGAATGTTTTCGCATCCTGCCCCCCAATAATTGAATAAGGCCGAAAAATAAATTCCGGCCCTTCTAATACTTCTTGTTCTTAGTATTCTGTATCTTTAAGCGTTCTTATAATGAATGTTGCAGAAGTAGTTGCCGCATCATCACTGCCGGGACTGAATGACAAATTCGGTCTGCGATAGAAAATCATTTTTGCGTGTTTATCAGATACGCATTTTGCGCCGTTTACGTCCATTAACACTGCACCTGCACCAGTATCAGGAATGCTTGTGCCGCTTGCATTAGTAGAGTAAAGACCATAATACAATGGTTTTGCTCCGTGGACCTGAATTTCAAGCTCGATTGGATAAGAGTAACTGCCTGACAGGTATGCTACATCAGCGGTATATGTTGATACTGTATCTGATGGAGTAATAACTGTGTCAGAAGCAAGTGTTACGTTTACGATAGATTCAACTTTGTCGAAACATTTAACTTGTTCTTTATAAAGTTCGTTCCTGATTACAGGATCCATAGCGAAAAGGCTGTGGCCGCAAAAAATAGCGGCCAAAACCAAAACAAAAAGTGAATACTTTGCGCATAGCTTCATTGCTTAACCTCCGTGTTATGTTATAAGTCTCCGACTTATTCTACCTTATTATAACACGTATTATCAATATTTTGATAATACTTTCGATTTTAATTTATCAAAATATTTATTGAAATTCTTTTTCTCCCTCAAAATTCGTTCACGCTTTTTAATTTCAGGCAGTTTTGATTTATTCACTGCTGTTGTTATTTTTTGCGTTTGCTTGAATTTTTCAGCAGCAGCCATAAGCCAGCGATTATTTTTTAGCCATTCAATGTCTCTTTCTCTTTTGGCGCGTTCAAAGTCTCTAACCGCCTCTGTATTCGTTCTAAACGCTTCATAAGTAGTGTAATCGTTAGAGCTGTTTACGAAGCGTCGCAACACTGGAACAGTATCAAGACTGAACTCTTCTTTACCCTTAACCGCTAAGTCAGAGACTCTTGTTATAGTTTTGCCAATACCGCCAGTAGCGGACTGCAATAGATGTTCAATTTCTCCGGGAGTCAAAGGAAAGTCAAGGAAACCGGAGGTGTATCTATTGCCGCCAGATATCTCGTTGAAGAACTTGCTTATATTTCTTATTATCTTAGAGTTTTGCTCGTAATAAAGTTCTGCATTAGCAACCTTACTGCCAAAAACATCTTGTTCGGGTCTTATCTTTCTGCCTGTCCACGTTGTATTTGTAGCAACATCTAATAGAGGCCGCACAGCTGTTGGAACAACCTGGTAGGGCAAACTTCGTCTGTCTCCACCAAGCGGGTTAAAAGCATCAAACAGACTTCCGGCAATATTGACTGCGCCCTTACTCGCCTTTTGATTTCCCAGCATCGAGGCGGCAATATTTCTGCCAATAGACGGCAGCACATTAAGGCCATACGGCATTGGTATCGCAACATACTTTCCCTTACCGCCGGGAACCATAAACACGTAGTTAGCGTCTTTAATGTAGTCAGGGAGTTTTGCATAATAGTTTACTCCATCTTCATCATCATCACCTGCTACCAAGGAATTGAGCACCTCAGACAAAAAGCCCAAAGTTATGGCTGCGGCGATCATTGCTTTGCCCTTTTTAGTGCCCCATGCTTTTTTGACAAGGTTAACCGTAACTAAAGTGCCGCCTAAATTGGCTGTGCTGAATAAATACAGAGAATTAAGAACGGGTGCCCATGAACCCTTTTTGTTAAAGTTCACAGTCATATTCTTAGCAAAAGCCGCTGCCTTTTGGGTGCTAAATCCGGCCTCTTTAGCGGTCAAATAGCCGGCAAACCTTGTTCTGGTTTCGATAGCATCGTTCCAAGTTTCAATAAACTCTTTGACGCTTTTCATATTCTGCTTGATTTTGTAAAGGTTTCCGCCCTCTATAGCATCTGACACTTCTTTATTCAGTTTGCTTGCCCGATCTTCAAGTCTTGCAAATTCTGAATAGCCGGTTTTGCCACCGGCAAGTTTGAATTCATTAAGAAGTTTGGTGTCTTCTGTTACCTTACCATTCTTCAAATCACTTATTGCCTGTTTTGACCTTGCAAGGTTAGACAGGAACTCTTTTACAGAACCTTCGGGCAGATTTATACCTACATTTGCAGCGCCCAGCTGAACGTCTCTAACAAGATTTGTGTAAATAAACTCCGGATTCCAAGCGGTAGCCGTTGCCGCAAGCCAGCGATTTATTTTCGCAAAAGCTCTGAAAAATCCTTTTTCTACAGTATTTTCTTTAAAGGTTGTTATAAGTGCTCTTTTTAACGATTCGTCTTTGATTCGATATACAGTATAATCACCAGTTTCGGTATCTTGAGCCCAAATCATTTCAGGATTGCCGAAAAACTTATCCATTTGCTGCCGTATATGGATTTTGCCTTTCTTGTCGAGAATCTGAACTTTTTTAGGCTTAACGCGTTCATACATTTTGCTGTCAGGAAACTTTCGGAAAAGTTTTATTGCCGTGCTTGCCAGCTCTTTTTTGAAAGCCCTCGAATAAACTGCGTGGATAGCCTGTTCAGTAAACGCAAGCTGTTCTGAGGCTTCGCTTCTTCTGCCGAGAGCTTTTCTCTCAAGTATAAAACCTTGGTCAGGCGGACTTTTTAGCGGTGTATATTTCTTATACTTCCGGCGGTAAGCTTCTCTTTGTTTTTGAGACAAGATACCTAATCTGACTTGTTCATCAAGTAAGAAATTGGTTAGTTGATAGTAAAGCTCAGCCGCTTTTTTGTAGCCCTCGTAATTGGGTAGTGCTTCAAATTTTCTTAGTTCTTCATTTGCCTGTTCTGTGGAAATACCAGAACCCGGCGCACCGGTGAGAGCGAACGGACTGTTTTTAAGTTCTGCAACAGCGTCATTGCGCTCCGGTGCGTGACTGACATACAAGAAACGGTCAAAGTCTTTAACCTCTACCCCATTCTCAATCAGAATGGATTTAATCTTGTCTAAGTAGTCTAATTTGGCCTTCTTAACATGTTCTTCTATTTTACCCGATATCAATTCAAGCTTTTCATATAGATTCAAATCATCAGGCAATTCTTTGCCCAAGCCTTCTACTATCTTTTTCTGCAAGCGTTTGACAGGTGCCCAAATGTCAAATAGCACCTCTTCCGCTCTTTCAATAAAATGCTTAACTTTGTCTTTATAGGTTTTAGGCAGCTCTTCTTCGACTGCTTTCTTTTTGCCTTCGTCTATATAAGCTTGCGCTTCTTGCTTTTTCTTATCCTGTTTTAATTTTTCCCTCTCAGCAATTCGTGCAGCTTTTCGCTGTTCATACTTAGAGTTTTTAATCTTTTGAAACATTTTGTCTTTCACAGAAGACTTAGCAGAAACAGCGTCTAAGAAAGCGCGGTTTGTTCCGACCCAAACCCATCGGTGAGAACCTTTGCCGGTTTTGTTTCTTGCCAGCTTTGCAACAGTAGACATTTCTCCGTTATCCGGGTCTGTGAATTGCAGCATATATGTATCTTTGTCAATCTTCTCCCATTTAAAGTCACTAGGCCTGGCAAGACGCGCCTTTTTGTCCGCCGGCTTGACCTTGGAATCTGTTTCAGGTATACTAGTGGTAGAAGAAGTTCTTGCATCCACCTGGGCCTGGAGAACAGCAGTTTTATTTGTTGTGACCCCCTCGGTAAGTTTGTTAGGGGTGACCTTAGCATCCAATGGAGCAGAATTTCTTCTTTTATCATCTCTAATCATTTGCTCATCACTAAGTAAATGCACTGAACGAACATGATAGCCGTTACTTCTTTTTTCCAATTCAAGCTTTATTTTCGGATGTTTAAAAGTTTGATAGCCTATATCAACAGGTTCAACAACCTTGCCATCACTTACCCTAATAAGCCCTGCGTTACCGTCAACCTCTTGAGTAGAGATTTCAGGATTTGCAAGCACATACTCTGCAACTTTTTTAACCTCTGCGGGTGATTTAAAGTATTCACTGTGTTGCTGGTGAAGATAACTATAATCAGCGAACACCCTGTCAGGCTTTATGCCCAACATATCAAAAACCTTATCTGAAACAGGCACATTATTATCACGCAGCGATTTGGGTTTTAAAATAGCTTCTGGATTCTTTACGTTCTGCCATAAATCTCTAAGCTCTCCTTCTTTTATATCCTTAAACCGCTGTTGCATATACTTTTGCCATTCAGCAAAGGTGGTCTTGCCAGCATTGTATAGCTTGTCGCCAAAAAGATAGGCTTTTTCTAACCCTTTCTTTGCCCATTTGTCCTTAACCATCTCTTTAGGGGATCTAGTATCTCTAAAGTCTACCGCGCCTCTTCTGCTATGCAATTTTTGTCGGTTATATGCGGTTGTAACGTCTTTGTATAAGCCCCTTAGATACTTTTTTACATTCTGGCCAAACTCGTTGAACAATTGACGCGCCCATTTGGCGAACTCTTTAACGCCTGAATGAATAAGAGCGGCACCACGTCTAACAACTTTTGCAGCTTGTTTAAGACCTTGAGCCGTATATTTAGCCACTAAATACTCTACTGAATAAAGTATATTAGGATCGCTCTTTGAGAAAGTGCCGACATTGGCGGTGGCAGATTTGATTTGAGTAGGCTCAAATACTGCAATCTCGCTTTCGTCTATCAAACCATCTTCAATTATCCAATAACCGTCTTTTCCATTAGCCTTAGCTTTCTTGGTTTCATCATATTCTAACTGTATATCAGTATATAAAGGAGTTCTTAAGTTAATAAAAACCTCTTTTACTTTGTTAGCACCTGCATAGTCTTTTGCTTGTCTAATATCAGGAGTAAAGAAAAATGCACTTTCTCTTCCGCCACCGCTGCCAGCATACTCTTTACTAAATTCATTTCCAACTGATCCACCATGATAAACAACTAACGGTTCACCGTTCTCATCGACAACCTTGCTGGCATTTGCTAGGTCATTCTGCCAATCGCCAAACCAATCTTTAAACGCTTTTGTTCTAACCTGTAGCCATTGCCGTTCATTAAGCTTAGAAGCCTTACCATTTGGAGCTTTTAACCAAGTGCCATCAGCTTTTGCTTGTGCTTTAATTTCATCAATTTCACTAGGCTTGACCTCTGTTTCAGTTTTGGGTATACTAGAGGTGAAAGAGTCCGATAACGGGGCACTTGCCGTTAGGTAATCCCGGAGTCCATCTTTTTGGGCGTAGGACTCTTTCTTTATCTCAATGTTTGATAGCATGTGAGTGTGATAGTTGTTTTTTGCTCCATATTGTTTTACTACAAACTTAATGTGATAGTCTTCACCCTCAAACCTAACATTTGTTGAAAGATAGTGAATCTTATCAGCAAAATCTTTTTTTAAACCTTTATTTTTGTCGTCTGTTGAATTTTCATAAATAGCCTGTTCTAGTAATTTATCTAAGATCGGCAGTGAATGCTTATGTGCTTCTATTTTACCCTCTTTATTTTTCCTGTGAGCAAGTTGTATCACAGTTTCTTTAATGCCTTTTGCAACAAATTCAATTTCCGCATTAAGACTTTTATTGAAAATACTCTTACCTTGAAAATTCTCTTTTAACCAACTTCTAATAGCAGATATAGAATCTGTTTTTAAACCATCAGGCAAATTTACGGGCAATTCAATAATTTGTTGTCTAGTCTTGCCTACTGGTCGCAAATCTATAGCGCCTCTTCTTCTATGCAGTTTTTGTCGGTTATATGCCGTTGTAACGTCTTTGTATAAGCCCACTAGATACTTTTTTACATTCTGGCCAAACTCGTTGAACAATTGACGCGCCCATTTGGCGAACTCTTTAACGCCTGAATGAATAAGAGCGGCACCACGTCTAACAACTTTTGCAGCTTGTTTAAGACCTTGAGCCGCGTATTTTGCAACTAGATACTCAACAGAATAAAGCTTTATACCCGACTCTGTTTTTTCGGTCTTAAATTCTGAAAACAAATCGTCAAAGGCCTTATTTATTGCGGTTCGTTCTGCACCTTCTGGGAATGGTTTCCCGCCGTTAAACAAAACATCATATATGCTATTTTTAGAACCATAAGACAGAAAATCATTTACGCGATTAGCTGAACCAAGTTTATCTTCTACATAGGCTGAAAATGCTCTTGCGCCTAGCTCAGTTGCTCTAGTCCAATATGCCATTGCCCTATGTTTGTCGAGCTCTCTCGCTTCTTCAAAAAAGTCAGTTTTAATAATTTTGATTTTGTCTACTTCTTCAGAATCTTTCTTTAGAAGTTTTTCAGACGTTTGAAGTGTGTGTAATTCCTGTCCAAGTTTTCTAACCCAACCCCATTCGCCTAATTCGTTTCTACCCCTAACTTGCTTCATAAGTCTGCTTATTTCAAATAAAGCATCATTGCCATATACAGATGTCCCATATCTAGCATTAGGAGATGTAAGGTCTTTAGGATAACCAACATATTTCACTTCTAAATCTTTAGCTTGCTCAATTAGTTTGTCGAATTTTGCAAGCTGTTCTTCTGTTGCTTTATCTTTCTTTTTCCCATATCTAGCTGGTTCAGACAAATGCGCCCTTGCACCTTCTACCGTTTTTTTGTATCTTTCAGTGTCTCTTGCTATGCGCTCTTTTATCAATTTGGTTCGTTTTATAGATTCTTCAGAGTCTAACTTTACGACTTTTTCGCTAATAACAGAAAATACTTTTTCATATACTGCTCTAAGCTCATCACGTATTTTATTCTTTCTGTCAGCCATACCATACTTTTCCTCTGAAAGCATAGCGTCTTTGCCATCTTGTCTTGCTAAATAATGGTCTAATGCGTGGAACCATTCGTGCGCTAAGGCTCCGGCACCTTTCATTTTTGTTAGATTGATAACTTTATAGTCTAATTCGTAATGTGCTCTTGCCCCGGATAGACCTTTTCCTCTAGCACCAAATGCTAAGGCAAGCTCACCATTAAGAGAAATGGCTTTGTCCGGTATTCCAAGCAACTCTGCAAGGTCTTGCAATGCTGCGTATGAGGAATCCATTAAATCTTGTCTTTCTTTTTGGTTATTCCAATTACCAAATTCAACGCCTCTGAAACCAAATGTATCCGAGAAATCTTTTGTTGTAACATTTACTTTGCGGTCTTTACCTACTCTTTTCGGTTTGGTAGTTAGAGCCAAATCGCTTTCGCCGTAATTTCTTATCTTGGTTTCGATAATCTCTTCTGCGTGCTGAGCCATATAACGCTTAGCTTCTTCTTCGCTCTTAAAAGAGTCTTTAATTGGGTAAAATCCGTTAGTTATTTTTCTGTATATTGAAAACTCTTCTCTTTTATCTCTGCTTGAGTAAACGCGATGTTTTAAAGAAACAACCATCAATGGTAATGCTTTTTCCGCTTCCTCCTTCGTATCAAACACCCTCACTCTATAGCTATGAGGCAGACTGTTTTTATTGTCTGAAATAACGAATTTTCCTTTGTCGTTACCAGCAACAATTTCGCTAACCGAGTATTGTTTCTTCCAGGCAGGGATATTTTTGTCGGCATTTTCATTTTTACGCTTTTTGAACCCTCTAACGGCGGTATCTTTCCTTGCACCGCCTATCTTTTCTCCAAAGTCTTCTATTTTAGCAGTGTTTTTGAGTTCAGCATCGCTAAGCGCATCGGCTGATTTGACTTCCTGCCCTGTGCTTGCTATAATAGAAGTAGCAGATGATTCTGCTTTCTGAGAAGCTCCCTGTAAGGCGGATGTTCCTCTTGTGGCCCGCATGGGGGCTTTTCTTTTGGAATGAAAGGTTATTACAGTCTGTTGTTTGTTTTTATTGTCAGGACCAACAACAACCTTTAACTCACTTTCGTCATCAGCAGTAGCAGTATATAGCCTTACTTTGCCGTCAACTGTCATTTTCCCTGATCTGATAATTTCGCCTATCCTTAGAATTTCTTCGGCTGTCACAGCGGCGATGTTTGTGCCGTAGTGCTTAATCATAACGTGCTGCGCACCGTAGCCTCTTCGTCCACCTTCAATATTTACATACTCCCCAACCTCTTTAAGGTCTTGAATTTTATAGATTTTCTCTTTACGGGTGAAAACATCGTAAATACCTTGTTGTTCAGGGGTAAGATTTTTACCTTTTAACTCTTCTATAAACTGGTTTATTCGCTCTGATAATTTACCAATAGCACCCTTCGCTTGCTCAACAGGTTTGCTTTCTAACTCTTTAACAGGCTTATTTGCTTCCATAGCACCAGTTTTTATACTGCGCTTGCCGCCGATAGTTAAGGATTTTGTTCCCTCTCTCGCGACTCGTCTCCCCTCGCTGTCTCGCAAAAGGGCTTTATATCCTTTGCTGCTCGTTTCGGTATTTTTTAAAGCCTTTAAACTTCTCTCATCTCCCGAAACATACCTGCCATCCTCAAATGGCGGAGTATATATAACGTTGCCATATTCTAGTAATTTTTGTCCTTTGTATGGAGGCAATAATGTCTCCGGAGTTAGTCGCTTTTCAACAGCACCCGCCGGGGGGACATGCTCGCTCGGGAATCTGCTTGGGTAACTTAAAGAACCCTCCTGCTTTGGGTATAGCAAAACATCATTGCGTTTGCGTTCAGCTTTATCCGAAAGACTAATTCCTGCACCCCTATAATCGCTCTCTGTAGTTGGCTTCCAGGGCGCTTGTGATTCCGGCATAACATCCGCTTCTCTGTTCTTAAGATCCGCAAAGTTCCCCGATATTTGGCCGGCCATATTCTGACGAATTTCTGCCTCTTTGGCGCGATTCATTTCCTCTTCACTGATAAGGATTGCTTCTTTTCGTCGCGCAAGCTCTTGTTTTTCTCTAAGAGAAGTCTTTTTACTTTCGATAGCATTGTCAATTTTGTCTATCGTTGTTCTTGCGCCGCCGTATAACGCACCAACGCCTGCGCCTATCACAAATTCTTCGCCAAGTTCTTTAAGATATCCCAAATTGGCCATTTCTTGAATAGAGTTGTTTAATGCCGCTTCTACATTGTTATTAGCAAGGTTTTTAGTTAGAATTGTAACGGGGCTTTGCAAGACTTCTTCCAAACCCTCTCCAGGGGAATCGCCTAGAGGGGTGTCTTTGAACAACCTCTTAGCGACTATTGCGGCGGTCTTAGCGGGCCCATATCTTTTATTGAACGCTGCTATTCTTTTTATGGTGTCTTTTGCAAATAAGCCAGTTAATTTGCCCTTTGTTACTAATGACGCAGGCGAAAAACCTAAGCCTGTTTCAATCGCACCGTGCGTCAATGCACCGGCAATAATCGGAGTTGTATTTTCTGGTAGTCTGGGGATCCCGTATTCGTTAAGTTTGGTGGACTCTCTTAGAATTTCAGGAGTTGACATTCCTACGCCTGTTCCAACTATTTCTGTGGCTTTAAGTGCCCTCGGTGCCTGTGTTAGCCTGCCTATTCCTTGCAAAGCAGTCTTTGTCCCAAGCCCCGTAGCTAACATCGGAACTAAATTCTCTGCTGCCGCCGAGCCTATTTTTTCAACCATACCGGCATCGGGTAATGGTGCGGGGTATAACACATTAGCGGTATCTTCTACATTTTGCGCATACTCCGTAAGATTTAAGCCTGTCTCTTTGGCACCTAGCCTATCTAATGCAAAACCGCCCACCCTTGCTGCGCTGGCTGGGGTTGTTGCCACGCCGCGCAAAAGATCGCGTGTTATATTTCCGATTGTGCTTCCCTCGCGTCTCAATTCCTGCGCTAGTCTAGCGTTTTCCGCGTCCTCTTGCTCTATGGCGCTTAATCCCTCTATCTTTGTCTTAGCCTCGTCACGCCTAGATAAAAAGTCAAAAGCGGCTTTATATTCTTTTCTTAGGGCATTTCTTTCGGAGGGTTTCAAGGATTTCCACATTCCACTTTCCCTTAATGCTCTAAGGTTCTTAGTCAGCTGGTCTAAGCTAAGGTTTTCTATTGCTGCTCTATAATCTTCCACTTTTAGCGCTCCTTATTTAATATCCGTTCAAGTCTTTTAGGATCAATGTTTTTTCCTGTAAGCTTGTATATTATTTTTTGTAAAGTCGATAAGCCGGAATAATCTTCCGGTGTGGTCGGCGCTGACGCCTTGTCGTAATAATCACCTAAATCACGCCGGCCCTGTCTTATCGCGTTAGGTAAGGCACCCATTCCCTCAATTACTCTGGCCACGTCTTCATATAACGTAGGCTCGGTTACCGGTAACAGTGAAACTGTATAGCTTGGCGTTACGTCCGGTTCCGCTGTGGTAGCCCTAGGTGCATTAACTGTTGGAGTATTAGACGCAGCGTTATTCGTAGAAGGACTAGCCGCCGATCCAAACAACATAGCTCTAGCATCGCCTAGCGCTGATGTTCCGTTCGGTGAACCTTGGTCTGATTGTTCTTCGCTAAGTGCTTGCGTAGCGTATAGGTCTCTGACTAGCTTTTCTTCATAGCGGTCTAATTCGTAACGGTCGGCATCCGATAACTTTGCGGGGATTATATTGTCAAATTCGTCCCGCGTTTCTGATAATGAAGCCCTGTAGTCTCTCAGAGCTTTAAGGGTTTGTAATTTCCTGAGCGTATCCTCTGATTTTATTGCTTTAAGATTAGATGACGTTCCTTTAGGACTACGCGCGTTAGCCCCGTCCTTTTCTACTGGGTTTAATCCTCCTTCTAGCCCAAATGCTTTTGCTATTCCATAGTAGGGCAGCCCCGGATTGTTTGTTTCCCTGCCCAATAATGCGGCGGTATTTATCATTTGTTCTTGCTCGTCAGCAAGTGCCCTGTTTTTGATGTTTTGAGCAATTTCCTGTTGTTGCCGATAGTCTGCAATCTTATTGGCTCTGTCCGCCACCGCTTGTTGCTGCTCAAGCGCTATTAGCTTTTCTCTTTCTTTCAACGCTCGTCTACCCTGCAAGCCCTGATTGATACCAGAAAATATTGCGTCGGCAAAAAACTTTGTTGTTTCTCCGGCCATATTAAAAGCCTCCGTATCTGAATTTCATATCATCTAAATATGAAGTGTCGGGTTTCTGTGCTAAATAATCTTCACCCATTCCCGCAACAGCTCCCGCAGCAGTTCCCACAGGATTGATGTATCCACTGATTACGGTTCCTAATAAATTGCCGAGAGGGCTGCCGCTTCTTGCTTTTTGTTGGGCTATGCCACTAAGTTGATTGATGTAGTTAGTTCTGGCCGCATCGTTACCATAACCATAAGCGCTCATTATGTTGGCTAAAACACCTTGATTAAGCCCTGACATTGTATTGTAGCTTTGCCCTTGTGTATTAGCTATGTTAGCAAGCCGCTGTCCTTGTAGCTGCGAAATACCCCTGCCCAAGTTAGCTTGATTGTTTACGAGCGCACCAATATCTACTCCGCTAGTAATTCCTCTGTTTGCCATGCTTTGATTAACTTGATTATTAGCGTTTAGCAATCCTCTTTGTAATTGGCTCAAGCCCTGATTATAAGTGAGTTGAGGTAAACTGCTTAATGAGTTAATGTATTTGTTAGCCCAAGAGCGATTTAAGTCATTTGTGATGCCTGCTTCTGAAATCATTTTCTGCTTGTCGCGCTCTTGCTCGCTCATTTGCTGCTGTGCTAGCTTGTTAGCGTCTCTTCGTTCGCGCCAACCCGGATCAGTTAAGTCTTTAACAAATTTTGATAATGAAAATGCCATATTACAAAAGACCTCCTTGTCTTAGCATTGCTGCCATTCTCTCAACTTCCGCAGCTAGAAGAGCAATCTGTTTTTCCAGTGAAGATAATTTATTAAGAATTGTTTGTGTATCACTCATGCCATCAGTCCCCAATCATAGATTTTCGCGCCCTCTGCACCGATAAATCTGACAGAGAAAGAGTTGTATCGGGTGTCTTTAACGTTGGTAGCAACTACTTCAATGTTTTGCGTGTTAAATTCCGCCGACGTTAAAAGTTTCCCGTCGCCTAAAAACTCTATCTTGAATTTGCCTAGACCCCTAACCCATAAACCCTTGTTATACTGGGTTAATCTAGGATTAACAGACTTGTCTCTTACAAATTCTTTTGTCCGATAGACAAAGCATTTGTCTGTTCCGTATCTTAGAGAGGCATCATAAATGCAGTAGCCGTTTAAATACGTGTCGTATACGATGTTAAAAATCTTTGTTTCTGATGTAAAATCGCCTGTCTGCCTGCAATCAACAATTTCAGCTACATAAAAACGGTTATCAATTACTGCGTTTCTATTTGCAAAAGCAGCAGAAGAGGCACCCGTAAACCAAGTTCCTGTGTTAAGTGTGTCTTTTATTTTAAGCCCAATATCTACTGCACGAAGACCGCTAAGCTGTAAAACACCTCTGCGCCTGTTTGCGTCCGAATCCCCATTAGACCACATTGCAAACAATTGACCGGCTATCGACTGCCCTGTATTTCTAGCTATTAACCCTGCATTGTAATCAACTTTGCCAACCGAAAAGCCTATACCTGAACCATAGATGATATAAATTTTTTGAGTAGTAAGGATTGCTAAATACTCGTTATGAGATGCAAGCCCAACAATTGGATAATCAAAAACAAAAAAATTCTGTGCAGGAAATTCATTGTGTTGTGCCGGCTTAGAGTAATAAAGGATTTTTGAGCTATCACCAAGTGCTATGAACAAGCTTTCTTTGTGCGTGGCAATTGAGATAGCCTGCTGAGAATCCAAAGGAAAATCAGTGTTTCCTTCTGTGGGCAAAACTTCGCCTAATTGAAGGTCTGTAGTGTCGTCATAAAAAGTATTGCTCACACTACCATTCAACACCTTTGACAATAAATATTCGGAACCTCCAAACGGGATTCGGTAAACCTTTATCTGCAAATTAGGGAAAGCGCCTAAAATAGATTGCGGTGCTGCTAATGATGCAAATTTTATGAATGCTGTGCCTGGGCCGTTATTTAAATATGCTTCAGTTATTTCAACATTGTTAAATACCGGTGGAGATTCCCAACCTGTATTAGCGTCGAAATAAGTTATTGCATAAAAGAAAATCCCCGCAGTCTTAAAAATGCGGTTTGGGGAAGTGTATTTGTGAAAAACTATTTCGAGAATGTAAGTCCCGCCCGGATCATTTGCAAGTGTTAAAATAATTTTTCCAGCATCACTACTTCCCGCTGCACCTGCAAACCAAGAATAATCCTCCGAGTTAAGCTGTGTCCCATTTAACGTGATATATCTGAAAACAAAAGCATCTTCGTAGTTAATGTCCAAAGAGCCTTCTTGCTTTAGCTGAATAGTGTATGTGGTTTTTCCGGATTGTGTATTAACACTGCCTGTAACGTTGACAAAGTCGGTGGAATATACCGGTCTATATGTTGATAACCCTGAATACACTCCCGGCTGAGCAATACCAAGTCTGCTGAACACATCGCCGTTTTTAACTTTTACAACTCCCAGCCCTGCATAGCTTTGATTATGTGCCAAGGCACCCGTAACATCTACCACAATTTCTTTACCGTTCGGCAACACTACGCACCGCCCAGGGGTAGAGTCATATAATCCCTGCGGCACTTCAAACTCAGAATATTCTATAAAACCACGTTCGATGCGGCAGTTAGCCATTTCCTGACTTTCATTTTCTTGTATTGTGAAAGGGTTGCCTTCATTCAAGTAGCCGAAATTAGCCATAGTTTTTACCTCACAGCACAAAAGGCGCAACAACACTAAAATCAATATCAATCGGCGCACTGTTTTCTCTTAAAGCTTGTGTTACTGTCTGTTCAAACATTCCAAGATAGAATCTAGCTTTCTGAAAGTCTTGTGTTTTCTCGCCTTCTTTTGACAATGCAAGCCACGCCGCATACTGCCAAACGGCGCTATGGTAAACAGATGGATATTCTGGCTCATCTTCGTCATTAACAAGCAATGCCGGTGAATAGCAATAATCAATGGACACATTTCTATCTGTAAGGCGATTAAAAGCATATTCCACTGATTGTTTTCTAAATACGGTAAGTTCCATCGTTCCGGCTACCGCAGGCTCAACTATCGTTAACGTTACTTTTACCGTGCCGGGCGAGACGGTTTCTACTATAAATTCGCTATCAAGTAATGTTACGCCGTTTAAAACCGCCCTTGCAGAATCTAACCCAGAAGTGTAAGCACATTCTGCAAATAATATTTCTGTTTGCCCGTCTAATACTTGTGATACATATTTTGCGGCAAGTATTGGTGAAGTCTGATAAGTAACATACACAGAGTAGTCAACATCACTTTCTGCACTCCAATAAAATCTTATTGCTGAAAGAGAACTATCCGAAGTATTCTCTACAATCTCCCAAGTGTTAAAATCTTGATAAACACCGTTTACATATACATCAACCAAGCTTTTATCTAAAAATGGTATTGATACAGATAAATTAGAAGTATTGTTTCCCCTGAATAAAATGGAAGAAGTCATCATTCGTGGGCTATCATAATTATTGCCATAGAACGGACGAGGAAATAATCTTATAAAGTTGTTTTCTTTATAGAAACAAATCGGTTCCCCAACAATAAGCCGCCAGTCTTTTTGAAAGTCTCGACCTCTTCCAATTTTAACTTCGTTATGTGCTGTTCCGGCATATGTTGTTTCAATATATTGTATGCGCTTAAAAGAAATAGGCTTGCCTTTGAACTGAACCCCTTTAATCGAAATTACGTCATTGGGCAAAAACCAAGAATTGTTATCTTCTTCTGCGATATCCAAATAAACGTGATTCGTCAAAATTTCGCTCTGTTGAACAAAAGCAAGATTGGCTTCGTTCAAATATTGCTTTAACTCTTCTTCTGTCCAATATTCTGGAGTTGAACTCTCTGCCAAAGAAGTTTTAAGTCGGTTGTATAGGGATAAAAAATTCATGCTAAAACCTTTGCATAAAAAAGCAAACGGACGGGCCGATTTAAGCCCGCCCGCCAGCCATAGTGGAAAAAAAGGACCAGGGAAAAAATGTATTAAGACTTCTTAGTGGGCAAAGCTTTATCAGAAGTCTTTGAGTCAATTCTTCTAACTCTATATCTTCGTAAAGCTTCAATCTTTTCTAAGAATGCTATTTTATCTGGGTCATCGGTGATGTAAAGGCCTTTGTTAAAGCGCACGCTACCAATCTCAAGTTCTGTTAGTTCTGATATGAATTTTGCCATGTTAATATCCTTTAAGTTTAGTCTGCCGCCTGCGGGTCAATAACAAGCTTTGCGTGTCTCTGCTCATTAACAACTTTCAAGCCTGTTTCACCGATAAGCTGATCTTTGAGTCCGTCCACGTCTTTTTCTTGAATGTTGCTTTCCCAAGTATCAGGACGAAGCACCATTTCTTCAATAAGATTAGTTTCAAGCGCAAAGCCCGTGGGGAATTGATAAATCTGCCGCATAGTGTGGTCTACGAGGATGTCCATCGCTCCTGATACAGTCTGCAATCTTTTAATATTTATCCCAAATTCCTTTGTTTTGGGCGATACTTCCATGTTGATTTTATTTGAAAGAACTTCTTTCTGAATTAAAGTAGCCATCGCGGGATTACATATAAAAATCTTTTCATCGCCGCCGTAGCCGTAAGCGCGTTCTGCAAATTCCATAAACAATGGATACCCGAAGCTTTTCTTAACCATAACGTTTGTCTTGATAAAATAATCAAGACCGCCGGTTGCGCGTTGGGGCTTGCCGTCAGAATCTGTTCTTATTGTTCTCTGACCGAGGAAATAGGCCCTAGACTTTTGAAGCAAGTATTCATCGAAAGCATCTTTATGCTGTGTAGACATTTTATTAATGTTGCCGTAATACTCTGTCGCTTCATTTGTTTTTGAGTTTTCAATCGTCTTCTTGAATATCTGAGTGTAGTTATAAAATTCTTGCGGCTTAAACTGCGTAGCTACGGGAGCTCCCGAACCTTCGGGGAATACAGAGGATACAAGAACAATAACATCATCTGCTGTAACGGCTTCGCCCGAGGTGCCCTCTGTTAATGTTCCCAAACCCCTCACAACAGTTAACGTATCAGTTACAACATTTGTCACCAGCATAACTTCATTTGTGTTGCGGTTATAGATTAGGTCGTTTTTAGTAAACATTTTACCGTCGCCGGCGGTGACTATTAGGGTTGTTGCATTGGCTGCTGCCCCCTGAGCGGCGTTTGTTAATGGCGTTCCATTATCTTTAGAGTGCCATTCAAATTTTGGATTTCCACAATTCTTCGTCTTTTTACCGGTTACAAAACCGCTTCTACCGGCAGCTTTTGCACTCCTCTTCATTCCTAGGAGCGTGAGAAGGACTACAAAAGCAGAATAGTTCGCTCGCAATTGATACGATTTCGGATCCATTTGCCGAATCTGCATTGTCGTGTTGAGCGAAGTCAGATTCATTCCTCTGTCAACATTAAGAGCCATAGTTTAACCTCCGTGTTGTTAGGCCCACTCTGGGGCAAGAAAACTTAGACCAAAAAATCACTAAATAACTTAACCCCTGAGGGCTTGCTTACTTTCTTTTTATCTTTTGCAGCAGTTACCGCTACACTTTTAGAAAAGCCGGCTACTTTTGACGCAAAATCAATTAGGCCATCAAAGTTGCCTTTAGCTATTTCCGCTTCAAATTCTGCATATTTCGCAACACTAATTTTCCGCAGTTCTTCACCGAATTTCTTTTTTAGTTCCGGTGTGCTAAGAACATTGTCTAACTTTTCAGACAACTGCTTTTCGGTGTCTTGCGCGGTTTTTCGCTCTTTGAGAGAATCAACCGCCGCTTTAAATTCGGCTTCTCTAGCTGCTGCGTCTCTTCTTGCATAGTAATCAAGTCTGAGAATGTGCTTATGGTTGAATTCGTCAAACTCTTCGCCTGTTTCTTTTTTAAAGTTTTCTATCGCTGCAAGTTCAACGGCTTCAAAAAATTCTTTACTGCCGGGTATATATTCGGGTTTTATGTGCGTCAGAATTGCCGGGCTAAACTCCGAATCCTTATTAGCCGTTGCTTTCGGTGCCTGATCTTTATTTTCATTTACTTCTGCTTCGACTTTATCCGATTCTAAGGCTTTCTTTGTTTCCTCGGCTCCTTCTGATTCTTCTGATTCTTCTTGGCTGTCTGATTCATCGCCCGCTTCTTCTTCGCCCTCTTCATCAAAAAACACTGAATCGTCTTCTTGTTCACTTTCAGCCGATTCATCGTCTGCTATAATTTCCTCTGTCACGTTGCCGTCATCGTCATAAAGAAAACCGTCAATAGCGCTATATTTTTGCTCTTGCACCTGTTCTTGTCCACTCATCTTTTATAACCCCTTTCACTAAGGCTAATATCTGCTTGCTCACCCTCGTTGATTGCCCTGTCGAGAGCCTTCTTCAAATCTCGGGCCATTCTTATCTGTAATTGTAGCATAAAAATAGTCTTATTATCAATATTTTGATAATAATTTATTTCTGCTGTGGAAAACTCAGAGCAACAACGATCAATGACCCTCTTACAAAACTCATCAATAAATTGTTTTGCATTCTTTGCTGTCGCCCCATATTCTTTTTCTGCAATCAAGCGCAATAACTCTTCATGTGATATTTCAGGCAGCATCAGCTTGCCCCCCTTGCATCTGAGCTAATACCCCCGCGATTATTTGCTGTGTCACTTCTGGGGCAAGACCTAAATTCGACAACGCACCTGCAAGAATATTCGGTAACTGCTGGCGCTGTGTTATTTCTTCCTCGTTTGCACCGATATATTTCTCTGTGCTATTAAAGCCCATCTCTTGAATTACCTGTTTAGCTGTATTGAAAACACCTGCAGGGGTTGCTATACCAAGCTGCAAAAGTTGTGGTAAAATGTTGCTCAACATAACCATCAAGTTTTGAATAGTTAGCTGTTTATCTTGTAATCCGATATTACTTGTTACCGTCACATCGAACTCACCTTTTATGTCATCTGGGTTAAACTCGAAAAACTCGTTGGCGACTCTAAACGTAAATTCTTTGTCCAGGTGTTTCGTGTTGAGCTCAACTAAGTGCTTGTAAAGCGGCACTAATCCGTTTTCTGCTCCATCTCTTGCCATCTTGCGCAAACGCTGCTGTGACGCGGCCATAATTTTGCTTATACCGGTAGCTGTCTTGTTGAGGCTGCTTGCATCCAAGCCCTGATTGTATTTAGTTATACCTGTCTTCTGCTCGCTCCAAGTGTTTGCTAATTCTATGATCGTGAAAGTTTCCGGCGATATCTCGTATTTAGGCATTGCCTGAATGAAATCATTAACACTTCGATTGCCTGCTAAGTCTAAGCGTATGACTTGTTTTCCGTTGACGAGGTCATTTACTGCTTTAGTATTGTTTGCGTCTACAGCGAATTGTCTTGCGTTGTTTTGATTTGTGTTTATTATAATCTGTCGAATCAGCGCAGTTTTTAAGTCTTGAATATCCCGCAAATAATCTGCAACTGCTTCTTTCCATTTTTGATAACTGTTTGCATAAAAAGAAATGGTAAAAAATGGACTGCGCTCATATTCCCATATTTCAGCGCTTAATAGTTTCCCATTGCAAGTCTCGGCGTGAACATATTCTAGTAAGCCATCACCGTCAACATCATAATAGCCGTAGCAGTCGTAAAGAGTTACAAACTTGCGCGCTTCCTGCCCTTCCATATCCCCAATATCGTTGTTTGAATCATTTTCATTGTGCGTATAGTTAGAAATAGCATCTGCAATTGCAGTCATTGTGTTGTTGTCTTCGGAAATTGGGTCTATAAAAGGAAAATCAGAGTCAACATTTCTGTATTGCCCCGCTCTCACCCTACGCTTTATCTCGTCAAACGGCACTAATCTTCTTTGACATTCAAACATATTATTACCGAGACTGTTTTCTTCGGGCAAATAAATATATTCTCCGGGTTTAATATTTTCGATAACCGGCTGATTCTTAGTTATAACCTTTTCTTTGATTAGCAAGTCATAAGTGCCATCAGGGTTAGCTATTGTTTCTTTAACCATTTTTTTTGCGCGTTCCACATCAAGCGCATAAAACTCATCAGCGGTTAAGCGATGCCAGTTGTATTTGATTTCTTCATCTCGCCGCCATGTCAACTTAACAGTTCCAAGACCTGCTTCAACTGCATCACGTATCCACTGGTCGATAATCACATACCCCTTATTCTGAGTCTGTATCTGATACTGAATTACTTTTTCTAATGCGTCCGGATTGTCTTCAGAGCTACGACCGAAAATCCCAACAATTTTTTCAGCGCCAAAATACACCTCCGTGAAAGAAGGCATAAGCCATTCAACAATGTCTTTTATGTCGCTACTCGTAAATGAACTTTTTTCACTAAGCTTTGGAAATATTCTATTATAATACTCATCGTTAGAGTGCAAAAGATTATAGCGCATTATCACCGCGCCGACGATAGCATCTGAAAAAAATCGCTCTGCTTTCTGTCTATCATTCATTAGCAAATCATATAGATCATCATCACTAATTTTAATTTTCTTGTGTCGTTTGCGCTCTCTTAGAAATTGCATGTGTTGAGTCTCCTTTACATGCCATAAATTGTTGGGATTTGCTGTTCATCAACTTTGCCCTTCAAAAACTTTCCACACTCAAGCTCCCTCTCGCCTGCATACATGGCCGCATATTGTAAAGCATCGTGAATGTGTGAATATTGATTTTTATCAGGCTGCTCTTTATAACGTTCATCGCCGGCAACCTTCACCCTAATAAACTTGTAGCCGCCCAAAAAGCCCTTTCTTAGCTGTTTACATTTTCTGGATAATCGAAACAAAGGGACACCGTCGGAAAGTCGAATAAGAAAACTTGCGACAGTTTCGCGCCTACGCAAAAAGGAATTACTGGAAGCTGTCTCTGCTTTGAAACCAAACGAGTTTATTGTCTCAATACATGTGATTTCTGAATCAGCTTGAGAGCGCTGTGCGCCTGCCGGGTCCCCAACAACATATATGCTGCCCTCATCAAAAAAATGTTTGTAATGCAAATTTATGTGGGGCATAACAACATCTCGCATAAACTGCTTTATGCCCATCTCCGCCGAGACCAGTTCATCTAAAATGTTAATTCCGCCTCGAGGAGTGAATTGCACAAAAACGCAAGCAGGCGTTAATCCGAAGTCGAAACCTATAACAAGCGGCAGTTTCTGCAATTGTGGAATGTCTTCAAGAGAATGCAGATCATCGTTATACTCCGGATAAACGACCTTACCTTCCATCACAGAGCCGTATTGCCCTTGCACATAGACTTTTATCCATTCGCCTGTTTTGCCCGGCACCATGTCTAAATAATAGTTAAAGCCTTTTGATAAATTGCAGATATTTTCTGCTTTTGGGTTTGGAATGTAGCCATTCGTGGTTAGCAACAAAGCCGGCGGTTGCCTAAAAAACTTCCAATCCTGCGGTGTCTCTTCTTCTGCTACTCGATAATACCAGTGATCATCATCCGGCGGGTTAGTATCCATAATGACGCCGCTCCAAGATGCACCGCCATCGTTAATGTCAGGATAACGCCCAACGCGCGAAGTTAAGCCGTCTAATATAGCTTTCGGAACTTCTCTGCATTCGTTAATCCAACCGCCTGTCAGCTCTAATGATAGAAGTTTTTTAACGTGTTCCGGACGGTCTAGTGCAATAAACAATATTTCCAAATGAATGCTTGTGCCGTCTGCGAGTTTTTGGGAAAAAACGCCGCGGATCGGACTGTCATAAACAATTGGGCACGCAGAATCAGCAATCCACGCTTGCCAAGTTTTTATTGTCGTTGTCTTAAGCTCTCCGTATGTATTACGCACAGCCGCCCATCTGCTTTTTCTTACACCGGCAGAATTCGGACGCTGCCTAATCGCGCGCGATATAATTTCCATACAGCATGCAACTGATTTCCCGGAACCGACCGGCCCCATCAAACCACGCACAAAAGCATCCGAAGCATGAAACTCAGCTGGCGTTGGCTCTGCATTGTATACGCGCGCTTTATCCATAATGTTTATTCCTTCTTTCCGCTCATATTAAGCACCAAATTAACGCCGCTGCTATCGACTTGAAGTTTGTCTGTGAACATATTTAAATAACGGCCCAATAACTCCAATGCCTTTACTTTGTCATGTAGCTTAATTACTTTGCCACCATTAGGAGTTTCAGAAATGGAAGCAATCGCGCCTTTGGCATCAGCAGGTAAATCAGAAGAATTTTTAAAAGTTAGGTTTAGGTTATTCCAGTCCACGACTTGCGTAATGTCAGAAAAACCGATTTTCTTAAGCTCGTTAATAACGTCAGCAACCTTAAGTTGGTTCTTTTCCGCAATCTTGCTCTTACACTCTTCTACAGCCTTCTTAACGCTAACAATCGCTAACAGTCGTGCTGCTTGTTCATTAGCGGTTTTAGAACTATATCCTGCCCTAATTGCTGCTTGGGTTCCATTAAAGTCAATGCAGTATTCATCTACAAAACGCTTGCGCTTTGGAGTTAGCTTTTGGTAGTCGTTAGAAGCTTTCGCTGTTTTTTTGCATTGTTTGGCCACATTTTTATATTATCAAAAAAATGATAATATAGCAATTACTTATTAGTTCAAGCTTTATCTAAGATTACTTTCTAGCTCATCAATACGCTCTTGCCTTTTACGAGATAATTCTTGCTCGCGCTTCAAGCATCTTCCTAGTATTGCATTTTCTCTTTTCAGATGCTTGATTTCTTCTTTCAAGTCTTCTTCTTTTTGAGATGCTGTCATTCGGTTATTCCTCTTCCGATTCAACAAGCGGGCAACCAATGCTTCTTGCAGATCTGCCACTTCGGCAGATAAGTTCCGGCTTTAATAAGCAGGAAAAGCGATGCCAAAAACGACAGAATTCGCATTTTGCGGGTAATGTTTTCGTGTTTACTTTGGCTTCAATTACCTTCATTACAGTTTCTTGCCTCCTTGAAAGTAATTGAGTTCGCCGTTTAAGAAGAGGTGCCGTTCTGACTTGCGGCGTCTCAGAAGACCAGGCAAGACTTTGCCCTTCGTTTTACACCAACGAGGTAATTCGTTGGCAGCTCCGATGTAGTTTCCAAGATTCAGCTTGCGCAATAAAGTCGAGGTTCTGAAAGCATCGATGCCAACATTGAACACGAAGCTCACCAGTGCATCAAACTGATGTTGTGACAGCTTCACAAGAATCAGCTTACTTACTGCCGTTTCGCGAACATCAAGATCGCTTTTGAGAATTATTTCTGCTTCTTCACCGGTGATCTTAAGACCTTCTGTCACGGATTTACCGGTGTGACCGTAGCCGATAGTCCAAACCCCGGCAGGACACTTATATGCTTGTAAAAAGCAGCTCTCAAAGTGCTTAACGAGGTCAATACATTTTTCCGATATCCTCATGTCAGTCCTCCTTCAGACTGTTTTCTTTCAAAGCTAAGTCGATTGCGGTAATTCCGGCAATGGCTGCTTTCTGCATTCTGTGCATGGCAATCGATGTGCAACCGATATGGCCCGAGCAGTCCCGAATTTCCTCAAACAACTTTTTGCAAATCATAATCAACTCTTCGTTCATGTGCTCTCTTCCTACGCGGCTAGATCAAACAAGCTTCTGCCGTCATTAGGTTCTTCTTTGGTCTTTGGTGACAAAGTTACGGCAAACTTGGTTTTCTGTTTTGTATTTTGCATAAACCGAAGTTCATGCAAACTTTGTTCGTCTGTTATCCCCCAAAGCCTGTTTTGTTCTCGCCAAGAGTCGAAACATTGAGTATCGCCGCAGCACAAACAAGTGTCTAAACACGGCATAGAATTTTTAATTGGGCAATGTCGTCTTAATGCTGAGTTTAAAGTTGCATTGCAAGCTTCAAAAATTTTATCTGCATCGAGATCAAATTTTTCATCACTCACTTACCACTCCTTTTTTCATATTGGCAGAAGTCTTTTCTGCAAGCTGTAACAGTGCAGAATTGGCTATACTACCGTTATTCAGGTCTTGAGCAGAACGCAGAACACCGCCAAGCTTATCGGCCCTTGCTTTTTCTTCAACGAAAACCGCGCGAATTTGTCCACGCACAACATCAAGATTTTCAGACATACATATATCCTGATAACCAATGCGCCGACATACTGCTGCCGTTAACGAGGAACGATCTTCAAGCCATTCAAATGCTTCTTTTGCTCGCGCATATCCGAATTTATGAACCGCTGTGATAATAAGTTCGTGACAATCGCCGCAAGTCGTCTCAGACACGGGAGCGCACATGTTTCTAACAATAGCAATCCACGAATCGCCTGGGTATAGTTTCTCGTGAGTTGAGCAGAACTCCGCCACAGCATTTAGAAGTTGTTTATCTTCAAGACCGCAAAACATACGCAACCAGGCGCCGTAAATAAATCCTGCATCCTTACCTTTCGGTTCAAGTTGTGGATGAACAGAAAACAGAAGTGCGAGAGCTTTTTTAAAACCATCTTGTGTCATTTGCTGTTTTCCTCCGCTGGCATATCAATCTCAATGTTTTGCAAACGTTCAACGAAACCACTGTTACCGTCGTTATATTCTTTGTTTTTATCTGTGAAAATACCTAACCAGCCGTTTTCGATACTCGTGCGCAAAACACGTATTGCCTCTTGCGCTCCGATTGCAGAAAGCTTTTTAAGCTGACTTTCAATCGTTGAAGCTGTAAGTTTGCTTCTTCTTTCCTTGCGATAAATTTGCCATTCTTCCCAGGTTGCAAGGAAATCAGGAACATTTAAGTTTGCCGGAATTTCATTCGCGTCGTTTTGCGCGAAGTTTTTCTTTTCCTTTACTTTCCTTTCTTTTCTTTTACTTTCATTTCCTTTTAGCGTAGTAACTGCTGTTAACGACGTTTTACGACGTTCAACGTCGTTTAACGGCGTTAAACTACCGCTAATTTCTGAAATAAGGTTATACTCTGGAACCAGCAGTTCATCAGGCTGATACTGCTTTCTGTTAATGGTTTCTTTTGCAGACACATACCGTTTTTGAATTCCTGCACTTGTTAAAATCGAAAAGCTACCAAACAAATTGTTGTCGAGTAGATCAATCTTAAGGCAGAGTGACAAAACCTCAGATACAAGACTCGGTGTGAACCCTGCACCCAAAGCATCGGCAATGTCTTCAGGATAATGCTCATCCCACTTCAGGAAATATCCGTTTTCCCGGTATATCTCGCAGAGCAGGAAGGTATAAATCGTTGTGCCTTTTCCCCCGAACGTCTTAAGCAACCGTTTAATTTTACGATCACCGAAGAAACCCGTATCTAATGGGAAGTAGTTCAACGATTCTTTTATAGGTCTTGCCATTGCTTTATTCCCTTATGCTTATTCTTACCCAGACTCCCTGTTGTTCTGGTGTAGTTGTGTAATTTTTCGTTATTTCTTCGTGACAAATCTGGCTGTCGTCTTGATAAACAAGCCCCGTCATTGCATCTTCCACGGCTCTTGCAAGCTTCATACTGTCTGGTGTTTTGGTGTGATCATCAGGTGCAGAAGGCTTTACTTCGATACCGTTTGACCTGAAATGACTTTTCGGCCTAAGAAAAAAGAAACAAAGCTCAAGACTTACTCCTGTGTTTTTGCCTGGAATCTGCCAGTTACATTTTTTTACAGCTTTCTGAGCTTCATTTCTTACATCTGAGCGCCAACAACCAAGGTTTTCAGAACTCACGTTCTTAACAAAAGCTCTGTTCGCTTTAGGGTTGTAGATTGCTTTCTTGCTTCCTTGTGTTCTCGGCTTACCCTGAACAAAAAATTCCAGTTTCATCATTTTTCCTTTTCCAAGGCAGGGCCGAAGCCCCGCCATAAAATATTAATATTCGTGCCCGTAGCACATGGCTTTAACCACAGCGATAAAAAGATAATCTTTTGCTCGTTGCTCAACTGGTAACTGCTCGTAAGGCACCATACAGGGATGTTCCTTTTTCTCGGGGTCTTTAAACGGGCCATACTTCCACCCGTCCGCCTCTTTATCTGCCATCCAGTTTTTATGAGAGGCACTTGGGCCTGCATCCGGATTGCTTAAATGAAAGTGAACTCCATCTATTGCGCTTACTTTTTGCCATGCAGGAGCATTCTCCCATGAGGGCTGAGAGTTATCGCCAATAGTCTTGCAATAGGCTCGGTTAACCTCATGGCAAACCCTTGCAACTTGTCGAGTATCAAGAGTCGTTGGCATTAAACCTTGTTGTAATAAATAACCTTCCAGCTTCCAGACTTTGTTTCTGGCATTTTCTCTGGAAATTTTCATGCCGATTTCTTCATTGAAGTTCTTTTTACTTACACACGCAGATTCACCACGAACTGAAAATCCATTTCTTAGAGCCAGCTCACAAATCATTGCTTTGCCGCTTGGTAATTTGGTGTAAGTTTCCCTGATTATAACCCTGTCAATGTCTTCAGGGGTTAATCTTGGTGCGTTCAGATTCTTTTCCTGAATTTCTTTTTCGATCTGTTCTTCAGTGTTCAATTTCTTGCTCCTTAATAGTTTCTGAGAATCAAAAGTTCTTTGGCTTTCTCTTTCACCTGGTCACAAAACGCCTGGTATTCGTCTTCCCTTACCTGGTCGAGCACCATGTCGAAGCCTGGCATTGAAAGAGAGAAAAGGATCTGGCCTTTTTCATCATCGAGAACGGGCGTAAGAGACAGGGCAAACTCGTATTCGATTTCCGATCCGCGAACGATCTTTCCGCGGAATGGAATTTCGGACGGACACACGGCCTTTTCGGTTGCGCCGTTCGAGTCGATTTTCTGTTCCCACTGGTAGCTGCCGGCCTGCTCGCCATCTTCGAAAATGGGATTGCTGACGAAGTTGATCTTTTTGCTAGCGCGAAGTTTTGAAATCACCTGGTAGAGCTTTTCAAAATCTGGAATAAAAATCTTTACCGATTCCATGGCATCCAGCAGCTGTCGGTGTGAATGCTTGCTGCCTGTTGCAAGATGGCTTACAACCTTCCAGAGCTGAGTAAATTCACGCTCGAACTGCCACAGGTTCTGTTCGGTGCCAAGGCAATCGTCGGTGAAAAAAGTGGCTCCGTTTTTCTCGAAAATAACGGTCATGCCGAAACCGTTACTGTCTTCTCCGTCGCGTTTTACTTCTTCAAGAACTGCCTTGGCAAAACTGTCTACGTTGCAGACTTCACGATTAAACGGCCGGTTTTTGGGGACGCGTTCATATCTCTGACTGCTATCGCTGTAAAGATATTGGCCGTCCTGGGTTTCCAGCAGCTCCGGGCGTTTCATGCCGATTACGAATTCAATAATATCCTTGATCATACTGCCTCCTGGTTTGGCTTAACTTGTTTTAGTGGTGTCGGGAACGGCAGTTTTTGCTGCTTGGGATCTTCGACAAACAGATTGCCTCTGCTGTCGTGGTAAATGGTTTTGGTATCGGTCTTCGGTTCGGGCAACTTGGTTGAAACGTCGCCTTTAACCTCGATACGCGTATCATCAACACGCGCAAAGGCAAGCGTTACGGTTAACTTGCCAACCTTACCAGTGCCCAACACCCGCTTAACCGTTTCGGAAAAGGCCTCGTCAATCAGTTCGTCCAGGTCATCAACTGAGCCTTTGTAGCTGCCCTCAACCTGCTCCAGAATGGAACGAAAATTCAGAGCGTCTTTCTTTTCTTCTGCCATAATTCCTCCTTACAGTTTGGTTTGTTGGCCGGGCTCTCACCGGCCCCAGGGTTGGTTTTTTAATGAAGTGTGCCGCGCCCCCTAATTCTGCACACTGATTGTCAGGCTGCTTCGGCAATATCCTGCCCTTCAGGGTCGAGCTCTTGAGGAG